GGCAAAAAAACTTCCCACTTTGGCTGCGGGAAGTTTATCACTTTTTACAGATACTTAAAACCAAGTTTTAATTTTATTATGCAGGGGCTTTGTTCTGCGCGGTCTGTTCTTACAATTGTTATTACGCTCGTATTGCCTTGCTTCTTTCATAAGCTCGTAGCGACGGTGTCCGCCGGACCGCTTGTAAAAGTCGGTCGCTCTCTCCCTGCACCGCTCAGCGTCTTCTAGCATAAGCAGGCGTAGCTCGTCCTCTGTCATATCTTTACGCCGTCTTGTCTCAGCGTGTTGACGAAATTCTTTAGCTCTTCACGGGCGCGCCAGAGATCCTGTTGCACGTTTGGGTGCTTGTCGAGCCGGAAGCTCTCGTCTTGTAGCCGGTCCACCATTCGAGATAGAAACTCCAGATGGGCCTTGTCTGCGGGTGTTATTTCCATTGTATTCCCTTTCCGCGTATATACGCATGTAACAATCACCACAGTAGTAGGTGAAATCTCTGACAATTATTAAGGCGTCATTTTCGCAACAATCACACTTCATGGTCTTGCCCTCGGTCTAATTACAGATGATACAACATCAGTTTGAACGCAGGTCATGTAAATGTCATTACCATAGAGTTTGACGATGTGGTCATAGATCGGGTCAGCTAAGCCCTGATCCATGACTTGCTGGCAATGGCTTTCTGAGGCGTAGACGATGCTTGCGACGGGGGCTGCGTTGTGCGCAGCCAATTCGTAGTCGATCATCAGGACGGTAAAAAACTCAATCATTACGCCACCTCCTTCCATTCGTTATACAGATCGCGCACCAAGCGTTTTGTCATGTACCTCATCGCACGATTATGAGCATGCCCATCCGTCTTCACGCGCTCGCGCTCATACTCCTTGCGCTTGTCGTAAATCACGCGATACGGTCCCGCGTTTTCATCCTTACCTTGCGACTTCAATAAGCTGTCTCCAATCGTCCAAAACACGGAATGGCGTGACGGGTTGTATCCGTGCACCAAAGCCATCTCCGCGTTACTGTGCTTGCGCTGACGCTCTCCATCAATCACGGCAAGCCCCGCGCGTTTGTAAATTCCGTCAAGCTCTTTTTCGTATGCCATGAAGTCGCCAACCTCTCCGACAATGCCGGCTAAGCCTAAGTGACCGAAGCCTTTCACCTTATCGACAAATGACGCGGCAGGTAGTTTCTTGGCCAAATCGATAAGCAGCTTTTCAAAACTACCTCGCGCTTCCAGCAACGGCTCGCGGGCGTTAAAGAACGGCTGCGTTGCTGCGATATAAACGAATGCAGCCTCACCCTTTTTTAGCGCAGCAAACAGCTTGTTTGCTTCCTTAATATCGCCATCGCAAAACCCTCTGCAAACTGCCTTGATCTGCAAGACCAGCTTACCCTCTGCCCGAACCATGTTCTGACGGTTGCGCCATGTGCGGTAAATTTGTGCAATCGTTTCATCTTCGTATCTTTTGTCCATTTCTTTCTCCTTTTTTAGTTGCGAGGCGCAATTGCAATGGCATTTCTGCGAAAGGGGGGTGGCCTCTGGTTATTGGGCGAAAGCATCTTAACATTTCTGCGTTGGTCTATTGGCCCAAATTCGGTGGGGGCGTAGGTAGAGTGGCATTTCTGCAAGCTGCCGATGGCCCCCTGTGATTGGTTGGGGAGAGCGAAGACATGTTGGCATTTCTGTGTACTGCTACTGGCTCTCGCCCAATGGTGCGCCTCAAGGTTGGCATTTCTGCACCGTCTGCTTGGCACCAAATAAAACTGGTGGGGGCGTGCCCCTGAGGGCATTGCTGCGTGTTTCCGTTGGCCCCCTGTGATTGGTTGGGAAGGGTGTAGCAAGGTTGGCATTTCTGCGATATCTACTTGACCCTTCCCTTGAGTGCGCACCTTGAGTAGCATTTCTGCGTAAGGATTGTGGCACCATATGATTGGTTGGGGCGCGCTCTTCTTGGCATTTCTGCGCAACACGTTTGGCCCCATAAACATCATGACACCATGACGTCTGTGTGAATTGCCTCTACATCTTCGATCTTCCAGACATCCCGAACAATCTTATCTTCGGGCATCTTCTTTAAAATCGCAGACAGAAACTTATGGTTACGGCGATGCGTGTTCGCCTTCAAACCTTCTTTGTGCACGACGTGCTCCAGATCACTCTTCATCGCGTCGCCAAGGCAGATGCCCAAGTCAGGTAGTGCGAAGTAATCAAAGATATTTTTCGCATAGAGCGCCGCCGTGTTTTTGAGAGACACGCTTGGAACGGAATGCTCGCCCTTTTGCAAGAGTACCTGCTTGGAGATCTTCTCAGCTTGCTTTCTAAAGCTGGCACGATTTCCCCGCGACCTTGCACTTACATCCTCAGACGCAATGCGCTGCAAGTAACGTGCGGTCGCCGCATCGCGTAATTCCTTGTCGTTGCGTAACATCTGAAGATATTTTTCCGCAGCTTCTTTCTGCGTTTTAGAGCCATCCCAAGCCTTATCAATGGCTTCCAAAACAATCGGGTTTCTCATTTGATAGGTCATAGCCACCACCCCGCGCTGATACCTGTTACAAAAACCATTGCCATGAGTATGACGATGCCGAAGATGATCCAGTCTTGCTTATCGATATTCATTTGCCCTCCTCCCAAGGTGCGCGGCTCAATGTGACCTGCATGTTTTCCTGATGTTTCTTTTGGCTGCCGAGCGCGACCTTCGTGTTGAAGTCAACGCGAGGGTGCGGCTTGATTGGCGGAAACGCATTGGCGACAGTCTCAGGGCGCTCGTAAATCATTACGGAAGAACGCTTGGCGGGATACGGCCGGCCATAAAGTAAAGTGTCCAATTCTTCGAGGGTGTCGGCGTTGACCGACAGCCTCTCGTTTGTACCAGATTGAATAAATTCAGCGAAGAAGCGTTTCATCAGTACGCCTCCCCGTTTACTGTGACTTTGGTAGGGCGCTGGATGATGGTTTGCCTTACGCCGTCGCGCTCGCCGTGCTCTTTAACCTTGGCCATGCAAACCACTTCGGCGCCCTTAGTCCAGCATTGTGATCCTTTGTAGACGATGACATTTCCATGAATATCGCGGCAGAGGTTGATGTAGCTATGCCCAAAGTCATGGTAAAAACAGATCGTGTGGCTGACTGTAAGGCGCCATTCTTGGCGCTCTCCGACTACACCTACGTGCTGGCTTCCAGCATCCCTCGCAGCCCACTCTGCGCGTCTTTTAGCGTCGCCTTCGATGCTTTTACGGACTGCTTTGGTTTGGCCCTCAGTCAACGCACCCCACTCATGGATGGCTTCCTTCATGTCACCCCAGAAGCCTTTGTGGCCGTTGTCATAGCTTTTGCAGTTGATGTAAGTTTCCAACTCGTCAGCGTCAGGGTTTGCCTCAAGCCACTTTTTATAACGTGTTTTGCTGGCGTTTGCTTTAATTTTGTTTTGGATTGCGCGCTCATAAGCAGCTTCGTTTTCGATGTAGGGCATTTTTCTCTCCACTCCTGATACCCCCTGTTAACATGTGGTGAACAGGCGGTCAACAAAAAAATGGCCCCGCTCGAAAGCAGGGCCAGTCCAACAGGGAGGAGAAGTAAAAGAACAACCTTCTACACCAATAGCTTTACACATACTTCACAAGAAGTACAATAATGTTTAAAACAAGTTAACGTAATATTTTAGGAGGATACGATGGGTGAAGACCAGTACAGAGAGCTTATTGACAAGCTGAAGCGCCCGCACCGCGTAATGAACCAGAACGCGCTTCACCGCGCGTGCGAGGAAGCCGCCATACTCATAGAGCAAATGGAGGCGCGCATTAAGGAGTTGCAGACGTCGCCTAGTAAGAAGGCATCCCCAAAGCGCGCATGAGTTGCTGCGTGGGGCTTAGTCTCTCGTCTTGCTGGGCCTGCCCGATACCTAAGCTCATTGCGCCCCTTTGAACCGCTTCTGCGGCACTTTGCCTACCCGCTTGTGCGCGCTCTATGGCCGGCGCCAGAGACTGCAAGCGCGACGCCTGTAGCAGCAATTGCTCCGGCGTCATGCGTTGTGTTAAGACAGGCGCCATCTCTTCCGTCAGCCGCTCTATGCGCTGCGACTGAGGCGTGCTGCCGACGAGCGCCTCTGTCGCCTTTTTGGCGCCGACCGTAAGCAAGCCCTGCTCTCCGACTTCTTCCGCTAAAGACTTGCCGGTGATTTCCTTAAGGCGCTCCATTAAGACTTGACGATTAAACGTCGCTGAGTTTCTCGACGCCAGCGCCCGCATCATCATGGCCTCAGACGTGTCGCGGATCTGCTTGCCGATGATGTCTGCGTCCTCGTCGCCAAGGACCATGCGCAGCTTCGTCGCCACGGCGCGCGTGTTCATTGCCTTTAAAGTTGCCAGAGCTTCAATTATTTCTTGCTCGCTTGACGCTGTTACCGGCTTTTTAGCGTTTGCCGCAATCTCGTCTATGCGATTGCGCAGAGCTTGGCGAAGCTGCCCTACGGATACGTCATCCATATTCTCTATGGAGAGCATAACATCTTCGCGCGTGACTTTTGGGTTAAGTATGTTGTCGCCAAGATCCGCGGCGTTTCTCATATCATCGACATCGTTAGCAACGGCGCGCGCGTCTTTATACGATGGGCTCACGTCATCCAGCGATTTCCGCAAGTTAAATGCGAATTTGCGCAGTGACATATACTCAGACATATCGCCGGCGCGCTTAGCTACATCGCTTAAACCAAAAAGCCTTCTTGATAAAACGTCTACCATTTCGACCGTAGGCACGCGAAATACTGTGTAAGATCCATCCGCGTTTGAGGTGACGCTTAGATCCGCTCTTTGTGAGGCTGGGATGTTTTCAAACACCTCATTTAGCTCGGCCTCTTTTACACGCTGCCCACCCAAAAAGTCAGTAGGGACACCGTCCCTTCTTAACGCTTTTTTAGCTTGTGAGAGTTCTTCTGGCGACGCTCTATTGACAAGCTCAATAACTCTGGCGCCTTTTTCTGTGTCTGGGTCAATTTTGACACTATACGCCTCACCATATATTTTTTGACGCTCTTCTCTGGTACTCTCCATGATCCCAGACTTTTGCGTTTTAATGCCGCCATCTTTAGTCACCTCGCCAAGCACGGTGTCGAGAGTTTTATTTAAATCGTTAGACGCTGCAACGGCTGTCTCGTTTAAGTTGTCTGTTGCTATTTTGGCGCCCTTGCCGCTGCTTTGTGAAATCGTGTCAAGCAGGCTTGCGGTATTCGGACCCACCGCAACCAAGCTGCCGTATGGACCAGAGTTTTCTACGGACTGCACGGCGTCCGCCGCGTCCTTGGCCAAGGTATCCGCCACCACTGATGCCGCTTCTCTTTTGAAGCCAAGGCTTTCGATAATGTCCTTGACTGGACGTTCTAAGTATTTCCCATACCCGTAGCCTACGGCGCCCGCAATTGGTGCACCCGCGGCGCCAAAGAGCCCGCCGCCAACGGCGCCGGATGTTGCCTGCCTCTGCGCCTCATCGACGCCGCCTTCGCCATATCCGGCAATTAGCCCCTCCAAGCCGCCAAGGGTGGTCCCATAAAGGCCACCTTGGCCTATTTTACCCACCATACTGTCGGCGCGCAGCGCCGGCGCAAAAGGAGCCGCCGTTGCCACGCCGGTGGCGAGGCGGGAGGCGCCAGAGGTAATAGGTGCCTCTTGCTCTCTGCGCTCTATGGCTTGGCCAATTAATCCCGTGGCCGCTTCTGGCGAGATGCCTTCGCCGCCCTCAAATAAATACGGAATGCCGGTTTTACTTATTGTGGAAGCTAATTGGCCAGCTACCGGCTCAACGTATCCACGCACAAACGGCATGCCTTTTGCGGCGGATAGTACGCGCGTCGGAAGCTCTCCAATTAATTCTTGAGCGGTTTCTCCTTTTACGACTGAGCCAACGTCTCCCTTGGCGGCTCTGATCTGCGCTATTCTTGCTGGATCTGTCGTCGAGAAGCCTTCGTCGAAATATGTCTCCGCCCCGTCCGGCATCTTAACGATCATGCCGCCGCCAGTAAATCGCTCGACAACTTCCGTTCCGGCAGGCGCCGGCTTATCGTATCCCTGCAATTTGATTTTATTAGCAAAGCTGGAAAAGTTGTCGAAATTATCCGTGTAATGCTTATTATATAAGTATTCGGCTAATGTCTGGTCGTCCATCTCGCTTAGCTCAGGGTTTTTAGATCTGAAACGCTTTAAAAAGTCTGACATCTTTTACCCCTTACTATAAAATGCCTAAAGGATCTTGTTGATCTTCTGGCTCTGGGTCGCCTGCCAGCCAAGGAGGTTCCCCGCCCAATGCTTGGTCGAGTTTGGCTTTATCATTTGTAGTTAAATACGCTTTTCTAATAATTTTTTCATAATTACGTTTGATTTTGTTCAAGTCAGCCAAAACTTTTTCTTTCTTTTGGTTAAAATTTAACTTTTGAATGTCACTTTCAAGTAGTTCGAGCTCTTTCTCGGAGACAGATCCTAAAGTCGCCCCGCTGGCCTTTAGGTTCATAAGTGCGTCCAGAGCCATATTTGATCTTAGAGTTTGAGCGTCAATTCGTACCTGTCCCGCTTCAGTCCACGGTATTTTTCCAAACATCCAACCCCAAAGCCCTGTGGTGCCTTCTTTTTCTTTAACTGTTCTTAGCAGATCGTCCACTGTCGCAAGTGTGGCGCTTGCGCTAGAGGCAGCGGCTGTCTCCGCTTTTTGCGTTGCCTCTATTCTGTCGGCCTCTTTAACCAGCATGTCTATCATTGGCGTCAGGGTAACGGTTGGGTTCATTGCTTGAAACTGCGCGAGTTGCTGCGCCCTTGCGCGCAGTTGCTCTGGAGACATTTGCGAAAGATCCATGCCGCCAGTCATGCCTCCGCCCATTGTATCTCCGCCGCCAAACATTTTCTGCATCATCTGTTGCCGCGCCTGCGCCGCCTTCGCCTTACGCGCCTGATCGGAGCGCGTGGTGAAGTCTGACAGCAAATTCTGTACGCTGTTGCCCTCAAGACCTTGCAACGCCATCCCAGCGTCCTTGATAGCTGCGAATGAAAGCATTCTGCGCTGGGTCTTGGAGAGGTTTGCATATGGATCATTAGCCGCTTGAGATGCAACTTTTGCCGCTTCCTCTTCGCGTATTCTCCGCAAGAGCGCCGGCGTTACTGGCGTTCCCTCTCTCATGCTCTCTGGCACAATGTCTATGGGTGCGTTGACAGGTGCGCTTGAAGGGGCGCCGGTTTGAGAAACTATAGTCTTTTGATTAGGGTTCATGATATTATTCCCCATTATTTTTTCGATGTAAGCCTGAGTTTCAGGATAATTAGGTATTCCACCTTTATCCCTTACCGTTTGAGGTCCAGCGTTATAAGCGGCCAAAGCCAAAGGATAGCTGCCAAACTCATCAAGCTGCATTTTCAGATATTTTGCAGATCCTTCTATATTTTGCTTTGGATCAAACCTATCTGTGATCCCAACGTCTTGTGCCGCCGCCTCGCCAAGCTGGCCATAGCCAACGTAATCTCTTCCACGAACCACGCTCTTTGCATTTGGGTCGAAACTACTTTCGGCAAAAAGCATTTTGGTAAATATGTCAGGATCGACCCCATATTGAGCCGCCATTTGCCTTGCATATACCCTTGGATCAAAGCTCTCAGCCATTATCCTATCCCGCTAAATCCGCCTAATCCTACTGGCCCGCCAAACGCAAGAGAGCCAAATGCGCTCAATCCTTTGCCAAGTCCAGACATCATGGTGCCAAGGCCACCCGTCGTCGTGGTCGTCGTGCCAATACCCGCTGGGAAGCCCGCATTGGCGCCAGAGAGCACGCCAAACTGTGTCAGAGGATAGGCGCGCGCCAATTCAAACTCTCTATACAGAGCATCCAATTCGCCCTGCCCCAAGCTCCGCGCCGCTTCGCCGGCGGTCATTTGAGAGCCAAGGATGGCAAGTTGGTTACTGAGGCTCGTTGAACCCGTATCGGCCAGCAAGCCCGCCGCCTGCATTTGCTGTAAGTCTTCCGCCGTTTTTCTAGCCACGGCGCTTTCGTAACCTCTCGTTTGTAAATTCCCCAGAGTTTCTGCCATGCCAACGTCATACGCGCCAAGCTCGGCACCGGCGCGCGTTTCAAATGCGGTGTTGCCAAATGCTTTACCGCGGCGCTGCGCAAGGTCCACCGTACGCTCTTCACGCTGGCGCTCCATGCGCGCCATAGTTGGGTCGATGATGTTTTGTGTATACTGTTGTGTATACGCATTGATGTCTGCGGCGCGCTCCTCTGGCGTTTGGGTGGCAAACTTGCGGTATATGTCCGCAGCTTCTTTGATCTCGCTGGGTAATGTAAGAGCGCCGTAGCCGCCGTATGCAGTTTCTTGTAGTGGGTCAAACGGCTGGACAAACTCGCCCGTGTATTCCTCAAAGGGAGTTTCCGCTATATTCTTTGCAAAGGGGATGAGCGTTTCTGTAATGAACTCCTTCTGGAGCGGGTCCATTTCGCTTTTTGTTGTTTGCTTACTGCCCATCTCTAAACCTCCGCCTCGAAGTGTCTATACATTTCTTTAAAGCCTGCCTTCTTGGCAATCCTCGAAAAGCCAATACGCCCGTCCGCTTCAATCGCGTCGAGCTTTCCGGCTTTTGCAAATTCTCTCAAGATACGCACCGCGTCCTCAATCCATAATTTCATGTCCATGCCGCCTACATATTCTAGCAGTAAGGTGTTTCTTTGAGGGTGCTTCACGACGCTCGTTATGAACGCGGCAACCAGCGTGTCCTCCATGTGAACGGTCCAAAGTAAAGACAGCCCACTCATAATATCGCCAAGCACATCCTCTTTACTGGCGTTGCGCTCGTTTACCCCAATCGCGGGAAGCAGCAATGGTAATGCCTTTACCAGCACCCTCTCAGGTTCGTCAACAACGGGCAGCACGGTGATCCGTGGCTTTGCTCTCAATTGTACAACATTATCAATCATCCGTGAAGCCTTACCATTGATATGGTTGCAGAGGGTGTTGCTGGCGCAAAAGCAGTCGCGGCAACAGCCTCCAAATATCCGCTGGTGCTGTCAGTTGCCCACATAATTTCTATGTAATCGCCAGCCGAAAGTTGTAAAATTGAGCTCTTAGTCACAACAAGCGTTGAGCCGTTTTGATGTAACGTGTTTTCCATTGCCGATTTGGAAATGTCTGTGCCGTTTATTTTTGTCCAGAACCACATTGTGACCGTTGCGGCAGAAGTTGACGCCATCTGAGTGGAATATGTTACCGAATACTGCCCCGCTTCATCCACAATCAAGCGGGAAGCGGGTGTTCCGTTTGTTATACCAGAGGCTAAGTCTTGAGTAAAAGTTAAGGCATAAGCGGTATTTATTGAGGCGGCAGTTTGGTTTGTACTAACAGTGCCATCGTAATGGCCATCCTCTAAGACTATTTGTCGAAACTCATTATTCTTTGACACAACGGGATACCCGTTCACATCATCCCACAAGATCACGCCGTTTTCTGACGGGTTATCGTCAGCCGTTTTAAAAGCCAGCTTGGCTAAGTTTCTTTGCAGGTACAAAGAAATCTGTCTACCCCATTGACGTAAGTCAGGGCCAATTGGGGGCAAAGCTGGTATAGGCATTATCGTTTACCTGCGGGAAACGCATCGACGCGCATGTTGCCTACGCGCCAATCTTTACCCGCGGTGCCGTCCACACGCATGCGGAATTGACGACCAGCAAAACGCACGCCGGTTGGGTTTGCCGGACTATATGGCCCGTGGGTGCTTTCGGTGTCGTTTGGGTAAAATCTCGTCTTGAATTTTAGGCTGACTTCACCCTGCGTTTTTTCGTCTGGTATAAGCTGCATGATGTTCATTGTCTGATCGCCGTTGCCCAAGGATATTGGGCCAGTCTCAGCAAAAACGTCTGCGCCGTCGTAACTGAGGCTGGTTTCATGCTCATATACAGTTTTATTAGTTGCTATTAAGAGCGGGTGTTTAAAGACGCCGCGAGGGACACCGGCTGTTCTGGACAGGTTTCCAGTTATCCAATAATTATCGTTATAGTTGTATGCCACGTAGCGGTTTACTTCTTGGCTGTTTGAAGACGGATAAAACCACCAAATTTCTCCGTACTCCACATTTGACCATGCCCAAATTTGGCTTTGCTGGTCACGGTTAAAGTCATCAAACACGTAATCGTGCACGGCGCACGGCAGTTGCTGCACGGTGTTTCCTTGAAATGCGAAGAACCCTCTCTGGCCCATCCAGAAGGCGCCCATATCAACATCGATTGCGGCTTTGCGCGATATGGCACCACACGCGGTGCCTACCCTTTCAAATCCAAAGATAAACGGGCTACCGACGAAGCGAGCGACGTGGGCGTCTACGTCTGTAATAATTAACGTCTGGCCGCGCGTCCGTAATCCCTGCATTATCATTCCACTCGTCTGGAGCTCCTGACTGCCCGCTTGGTTCGTGGTGGCCGCCGTCCATGTCGTATTGTCCTCTTGATCGCACCAGTACACTTTACGCGGGTTTGCGTAGCTTTCCGCTGGGAACCTGCCTCCAAGAGCAAACAAAAAACGCTCTTCCGTCACAACTAGACCAAAACAGTCTATCGGCGCATTACTGATTGCCGCCGCTTCCGCCGTAGATCCAAGCTGCCACTCAAGAAGCCGCCCATCGCCATTTCCCGCCACCTTGGCGCTACAAGCAACGAGATACTCGCCAAAGTTGTCTAGTGACCAGACAGTCGCCTCTGAGTAGTTTCCATAATTACTGCGCTCGTCGCCATAGCTTTCGCTGCCATAATCGCCGTATCCGTAGCCGGTAATTACGGAAGCCTTTTCCAACCCCGCGTTTAATGCGTTACCTACTCCGGTGGGAGTTATATCATAAAGCGTGTTAGAGCCCACCATTACCACAAGCTCGTTGTACGATCCGCCAGCAAGATATACGGACCCGTCTAAACTTTCCCACGCATGCATTCCGCGAATGGTGTTTGTGCTAAATGACGTTTTGCGCTCGCTCCAGCCCTTTACGGGGCGCAAGCTGCCATCCCGCCACCGCACCAAGCTGCCGTCACGCCAGCGGTTTGATTGCTCTAGGTCGGTGCCGTTGCGGTAGAACCCCGCGGGGATGTCTAAAGCTAAAAGTGTCATGAGTTTAACTCGTAATAAGTTACAAAGATTGCGCCTTGCGAGCCGGCACCACCGCCCACGTAACGGGTCGCGTCGCCGCCGCTTTCCGTTGCCCCGCCGCCTCCACCGCCTCCGTAATTTGCTCCGTCGGCGCCATAGACGGGGTAATTAACGCTGGCATTACCGCCGCCGCCGCTGAAAGTTCCAGTAACATCAGATCCCCACTCGGACGGCTTAATTGTAACACCGTTCCCGAAATCTGGCGAGCCACCGTCGCTTGCTGCAGTCTGGTCACCGCCAACATTAAGCCCAAAACCTCCTGTGCCTGTGTAATTACTACTACCGCCGGACCCCGTACCGCCCGCAGAAGGCGAACATTGCCCCCAATATGAATGCGTTGTGGCTGTGCTATTTTGGCCAACAGGTGTCGTGGTTGTCGGTGTAGTTGTAGCCAAACCCTGCCTACTTCCAAACCCGCGCAGACCGCCTGTGGCGCTTATTGTAGTGCCATCTCCGTCAGGATTAAAAGACGTTGTACCTCCATTATAGCCAGATTTAGCACCCTGACTGGCATTTGATTGTCTTGATACTCTGGCGCCTCCAGCGCCAATAGAGATGACTGCGCTTGTTATACTGTCATTTGAAACACTAAAGCTGCGAAAGGCAACTCCGCCGCCGCCGCCCCCGCTTGCGACATCCTCTCGCCCACTATCTTGGGCCGCGCAGCCGCCTGATCCGCCGCCGCCAACGACATAAACATTATATTGCACACAGTCAGTCTGTGAGGGTGTCCATGAAGTCCCACTTGTGATAGTTTGAGTGGTGCCTTTTTTCCGTAAAATGCGAGACTGGCCTCGAAAATCAGAAAAAGACGTTTCCGCGCCGGAGGCTGGAAGGGTGTCAGGGACAGAGGCAATGCCACCATTAAACGAGCCGTTAAGAGAAATAGGGTCTGTGCCGCCAAAGTAAGTGCGTAACTCACTCATGGACACGGGAGTATTGCCATGACCGAAATTATCTGAAGATGTAATCGTCATTATGCACTTCCAAATGCTGTAATGTCACCCTCTGCGGTCACTTCGCCCGTAGTCGATAGCTTAAAAACATCAACGCTACTGTACTGAAACTTTAAATCTGTGTCGGAAACGTAGATCTTCCAGTCTCCAATTTCAAAGCTGGTTCCAGTGACAGAGCTTGTCGATGTAAGCGCCCCGCTGGCAATTTCACCCGCAGAGCCATAAATAACCGCCTTTGAGTTTACCACTGTATTACTGACGGCAGTGTTAAGTAGGTCAAGCTCTGCGGTAGTTACAGACGCAGTGCTCAACTTATTTAATTCAGCCGCCGTCGAGGCAACCGCGGTGCCGTTAATTGCCCATGAGCCTTCCGTGAGATCCGGCTCAATTGTTACTTTTCCAGTGCCAGTACCGTTTAACGTGCTTTGAAGGGCTAAGAGACCCGTATTAAGAGTAGTACCCCATGTGTCAGTTGACGCACCCACGGTCGGGCGTTCGATCGAAATAGCCATGCTAAACTCCTTTTGTGCAAAATATCACACTATGCGGCTTCCGTCCATGTTTCCGCACTTACCGTTTGATCAGTCCAAATCTCCGACCCTGTTGTTTGATCGGTCCAAGTCTCAGCCGTGAGCGGTTGCTCTTCCCACACAAAGCGCCCCAACTCTACCTGCGTACTGCTTGTAATATCTAGCAGGGTTATATTGTGTATCTGGGTAATATTAGCCAGATCCACAGTTGAAGCGCCAGTTGTAATTGATGTCCCTGCCAAAACTACGTTTACAGTAATTGTGGATGCATCAACCTGTGCAGCGCCCGTAGTAATGTCGGTTGATGTCAGAGCAACATTTTCAACGCAAGTTGAGTTATCAACAGAAACAGAAACATTTATTTGATCTAAAGAAAGATTGTGAACTTGAGTAATTGCAGCTAAATCAAGAGTGGCGCCAACGCTAATTTGATCTGAGCTTAAATTGTGGTCCTGTGAGATAGAAGAATTATCAACAGAAGATACGCAAGAAATTTCGGTAAGTGTAAAGTTTTCAGTTAATGCACTACTGTCAACAATTACAGTATCAACAGTAACATCACGATAGCTAGGATAAATAAAGTTACCCATCGCATTGCCGTGAACAGTACAATAATATTTAAGAGTGTCAGGAGCATCTAAAGGCACAGCAAATGTAACCGTAGCACCTGATGTTCCTTCAGTGCCGGATACCGTTACACCAGTAGTATACGGATTATCATTTTCATCTCTAAATCTAAACGGATGACCGCTGTTGCTTGAATGTGAAACATCAAACACATAAGTTGTGCCGCGTTGGATCATCCACGGCAAATTGCTTTCTTGTAAAATTGGCCTATAATCACCGCCAAGATGCGCTGGACCTAAATAAAATACATTTGAGCCAGATTGATCTAATACTTGAACAGACCAATCTTCAGATGCTGGATGCAACGCATCATTTTCAGCGCAAGTAGATGTATCAACAGTTGCTGAAACAGATATACTTGTTCCCGTTAAAGCGTGTGGATCAGTCGCAACAATCGTTGCATCATCAACAGTAACTGAAACATTTATAGGGTCTAAGCCATAAGCTAACACTTGCGTAAGCGTTGCGTCATCAACAGTTACAGAGCAAGTAATTGCATCCAAGCCATAAGAAACAGCGCCTGCGCCAGCGACATATGTAAAACTTGCTAAACTATTATTTTTTGCAAACGAATAATTAGAAAGCTCTAAAAGCTCTGGGTTTCTTAAAAGTTTTTCTACATTATCCATCAGTCATCTATTGCATCAGAAAATTGTGTTTTTGCTGCTGCATAACATTGAGCAATAACATCATCCGATGAACTCCAATCAGGAATAATACTGCGCATAAAATAAGACGCATAAGAAGATGCATAATCAGAAGCAGCATCCTTTGATGGATAGAACATCAACATATATTCCATTTCATTTTTATTAATAATGTTGATATTTTCTATGCGAACATATTGATCAGAAAAGTTCTGATTAGCTTCTGGGTTTACATAATCCATTATCAAAGCCATTAGCTCACCTCCACATCATCAATCCAGTAATTTTGATTAGACCCATTCCATATTGCTTTAAAAGCACATCTGGCAAAACCATCTTGAGCCGCAGAAAAAGTTACAGAAACAGCCTCCCAAGCATTATAAGCAGAAGATGTAAATTCCGTCCTCGAAATAAAAGCACCGTCTGAATTAAAAATATCAAACCAAGCATCGCCTGTTGCCATTGTGCTTCGGTTTGTCCGCAAATAACCTGTAAACGTATAAGAAGTTCCACTCAAAACAGGAATATATATTGGATACATACTGTGCGATCTATTTGGATCACCCTTTGGCGCCTGAGTATGATAACTAGAAGCATAATTATCTAATTGCCATTTTAAACTTTTACCTGTTGTTCTTACTGTTCCAGTATCGGGCACTAAATAAGGAAAATACCTTGCTTGCCTATTATATGCAGTCTGCAAGGAGGCAGCTTGAGGCGTAATCATAATAGGTGTATCAGTAAACTCATATATAGTTGCATGATCATTGTTTTGCGTAGGAAATCTATAATCAGAACTAAGAGTGGTTGGACGAGCTATTGGTACTTTTACAACATATGGCTGAGATGCTTCTCTTAAATTTTGTGTAGAGATATTTAAATATCTTGTAGTTGTTTGATAATTGAATGCATAAGGACGTAGTGTTGAGTTTGTTGCGGTAAAACCAGTTGGCAAAGGAAAGTCACTTGTTAAAGCCATTTCATGTCCACTTGGTTTAGTAAGAGAATAAGATGAACCCTCTTCCATAGTTCCATGCCAATTTACAGTTGTATTATTATTGTTATTTCCATCTTCAACTTTAAAATTTGTGTATGTTATTGATACTGTTCCAGTAATATCATAAGCAAGGTAAAGCTCTTGGCACCCCCCTGACGAAGATTGGTGATGCACTGGTCCTTGATCAATAGTAAGATTATGACAATTGCTTATTGTAAATAATTTAGCTGGACAAAACCGCGTCCATAGCTCTCCAACAGTTATATTTGCATTGTTATTTCTACCATTTAAGTAATATCCTCGCTCCCCATTTATTGGGCCATTTTGATACGAATAAACATAATCAAAGTTTGCAGTTAATGTTATTCTATCTGTTGTAAAGCTGCTATCGTTGTTCCAAAGTTGATCATTTTTTAACGTATATCTAAAAAAGTTTAATGGGTTATACATTATTAAATTAGTAATATCTATGTTTATATTTTCATATGGTGCGCAAAAATATGGGGATGATGAAAGACTGCCCCCCAACCAAAGCTGTCTAAGTTTTAAAGTTTTTAAAGGCAGACCATAAGTATTAAGGTTTGCAGTAGAAGATGAATTATTTGTAGCTAAAATTATTGTATTGGGACAGTCTAATTCTGTATAGTTTTCTGTAGACCCAGTTGGGTATAACCCCGAACTGCTTGCATATTCAGAAGTTGCCCCTCCAGAATTAAGATAAGTAGTTCCATTGCCAGTTGTCTGTGAGTTACAGATACTTACTGCCGTTCCGTCAGTGGTTTGAGCGGTTTCAGAGGTCCAACCGTCAGTTGTAGGAATGTAGTAATTGCGACTTCCAGCCCCAATATAAAGAATATTAGAACTATTAGATGGTCCACTAAAAATAGTCATGTCAACTTTTTGGACTGTAAATTCATAATCTGTGCCAGAAACATATTGAGTAGCTCTAACTGGAACAGGAATATAATTATTTGAAGCGCCAGTTAAAACGCCGCCAGAAACGCTAGAGTTTATTTTCCAAAAAGTACCATAGTCAGGAAAGTACAAAACATCATATAAACTATATGTTAAATTTTGAGTTCCCACTACTGTTAGCTGATTTCTTTGATTACCATTTGTGATTTTAACAGTGTCAGTCCCACTTTCTAAAATGCTGGAAATTGTTCTTGCTTTTACACGACAAACATCACCGTCAACCCACGTACCATTTTCATTCCAGCCATACGGATCAGCGTATGTGCCAGTTGCACCACTGGTTGAAATAAAATGATCTTTCCACTTGATAGCCATAGTAAATACTAGCTCGGATCAGCTAACTCAATATCAACCGCGGTTAAGCTGAATGTATTTCCAGATGTTACTGACTGACTTGAGGATAATGCTCCCGTAATAAGCAAACGACTGTTTACAGTATCAGATACTGCATAGTGAGTAGCCGTGCCTGTTGACGTTACGCTGCCACCTGATACCGCTGGAACAGTAATCTTTCTTCCAGACGTATCACCGTTAGTTGGACCCGTAAGAGTAACACTTGTTTTATTGCCGAGCGAGTTTGTAGATGTTGCGGCAGTATACGTCGAAGGCTCTGACGAACAAATATCAACGCGATTTGCCTCAGATACAACGGTGCTCAAGCCGTTGTCATATACTCTGTCATTTAGTGTTGCCATCGTTAATAGCTCCTTATTTTCACACGATGGCCAGAGCCACCAAATTTTGCCTTATCGCTGTCTGCATTAATACCATTAATTGACTTTTCATACAACGCAGACCAAACTTGCATTCTGGCGTCCTCGCCCAAGTACGGCGCGCTATGCATAAGCGTACCGTACAGATAGGCGTCTGGAAAGTATGTTAGCAGCCAGTTGCTTGTGTTTACGCTATCTAACGGAATAATTTTTGAATAATACACCATTTCCAAGGTATATGTTGTATCCGGCGTGGGATACACCTCAATCGTACCATCTGTTAAAGCGTAATATTTTGGACGCGCGGCAGTGTTTAATCCGCGCATCCGTTTGTCCATCATCTCGCCCTGACTGACTAACTCCATGCGGTGTGTATTGCCGCTCGTAATGCTGAGCCTGATCGGCTCGTAAAAGTCATCCGGCAAAACACTATACTGCGTGTCGAGCTCCGCTGTGCTGCGCTTTTCCATGCGCCAATGGCGCACGCGGCGCGACATGTCTGCCTCTGCCAAGTCAATGAACGTGTCAACAGTTTGCTCTGCCGACATGTTATTTAAGAAGTTTATAACTTGGTCTTTTAATTCTGAATAAGTAGACGGCATTATGCACCTTACATGTTATTCGCTGCATTACTTACAGCGGCTTTAGCGTCCATAGCCTGCGCGGCAAGGTCAGTTGGGGCTCTCAAGCTGAAGCCCGCTGCCTTCACGTCATCTAAAGATAGCGTTTGCTGCGACTTCACGCTCGCCATTACTTGCTGAGAAACTGCGTTTTGAAACACGGCATACCGCGCATCATCCATAAGAAACGGGGTCGCGTGAAGAAGGCTTGTATACAAGTATAAATGCGGCGCGTCAGTTAAGAGCCAGTTTGTCCCGCTATCAAGACCGCCAACAAGCGTTGGAATACGCTGGTAATAGTTAATGTCTAAAGTGCCAGATGCCGGCGTGGGCGTCACCACAATTTGACGACCAATAATTGCAAAAAAGCGTGGATTAGCAGCCCCTCGCGTGCGCGTGCGGCGCAGCATAGTAAGTTGCTGCGGAGAAATTTGCTCCAGTGGTTCGTCTTCCGTAGACCCAACCTGCGCGTAAACTATCTCCAAGGCGTCCGCTGGCAAAGTTGCCTTTCCAGACGTAATCGTAATGCCGGTTGACTGTGTGATCATATCAGCTTGGCGCAACACATCGTTTAATGTGCTTTCCGCAAGCCTAATAAAGTCAGGTATCGTTGAACTGAGATCGGCGCGGTTTAACCAGCTTGCAATTGCAGCTTTTAAATCTGCATATGTTGATAGTGCCATGCCTGTCTCCTTGACGGCTGCTCATAACGCGGCTTCATTACAGCGCACCCGCTCTCGTTCTAAACACTTGGTTGTTACTGTCGTTCAACCACTTTCTAAACGCCTTCGGATCGTCTGCAATCCCTTGGCGCTTCAACTCATAATACACTGAAAGCGGAATGGATGCTACCTTATTGACGTCCCTGTATTTGCTTGGCGTGTCATTGTATTGGCGCTTGTTCGCTTCGGCAATCGCCGTGACGTCCTGTATCTTTTCGATAACGTATTCACCCTTGTCTGTAACATGCCAATACTCGGTAATGCCTGTAAGGGGATCGTGGCCAAATAAACGCTTTTTCATACTTTCCTCCAAAGTGAAGGGGGCGACCGAAGCCGCCCCGCTTAGACTTATGATACGTTGAGGTCTGCCACGACGGCGTGCGCCGCTTCGTTGAGAACCTTCAAGCCGAACTCCGCGATGACCATAGACTTGGAGGCGTCGCCGGTTTTGCTGAGCTCTACGTTCTGGATCGGACGCAGGTAGCATACAGATGCATACTCTGGGTCTAGCAGCCACGCATCGCGCTCACGCGAGAAGCGGTTTGCAACCACATTCAAGGTGCCGAAGTCAGACATGTAAACGTCTGCCGCACCAATGATTGTCGTCGGGCTATCGCTTGGCGCCATGTAACGCTGAGCCGCGATACCAGCAAATCCTGATACGACCGTCTTATTGTGTGGCCCCACCATAAGGATTGTTGGCTGACCGCCAGAAACGAATGCTTGCTGCATCGCGTCTTTCAGCATGGCTTCAGTGAAATCGCGCTGAGTACCGTCTGTACGCGCGGTTGTACCGTCACCAGTTGTCAGTCCACCGCTGGTCCCGACGTTTTCGTTGGTCGCAATCCACGCACCAAGACCACCCGTTTCGCGTGCAGTTGAAGAGTTACCTGCAACCTGAGCGTTATTATCCGTAAGGGTAGCTTCGATGTCACGCTTGAGCTCTTTTCCGCGTTTTGCGATTTGATAGCTCAGCTCGTCGTTGCGACCGGCAAGGTCTTGCGCGGCAAGGTTGTCAGCGACAATGGTTGTACGACGACGGATGTGTGTGTAGTTACCGACGCGGGTCGTTGCAGATGTCGCGTCAAAAGACGATACATCATCACCATCGATGATGGCCGTTGTGCTTGTTGATGCCAAGCTGTCAGTCTGCCACTCGAAGTATGTGTTGGAAACATTTTCAGATCCGACGTTACTTTGGAATGGAACTTCTTCTGGAGAGATGGACGAAATGATGTCCGCCAAGCTCTCACGAATACCGACCGCGCTATGCGAGGTAAATGTGTTGGTTACGATTGCCATAATGGCCTCCTACAAAAGAGATCTAATTGCAGCCGCGGCATCATCGACGCGGCCAGTTTGACGTGCGCGCTGTAACGCTTGCTCTTGAGGGGCTCTGGGTTTCGGCTGAGATCCACGCGATCCTGACTTCATTGTCTTGGCTTTCGGCTTCGGCTTGGCTTTCGCCTGCGTCGCGCGAGTTTGACCTCGACTGTAAAGCATGGCCTGTCTGGCCAGTTTAACAAGTGATGCATTAGCCAGCCCGCTGACGTCTTCTTCCGTAAATCCCTCTCCCAAGAGAAAATCACGCAATTCTGTCGCCTCTTTTGCCGCGACCTTACTGTCGCGCCATTCGGGTATCAGATCAGGTAAGACTTCGCGTTGCTGATCAACATACTGTGCCTGCATTTGCTGCATGCGCTGTTGCTGTATCTGCGCCATTCTTGCCTGTTCCTGTTGCACCGCCTCAAGCTGAGCTTGCCGCTCAGATTGCTGCTTGCGCCACTGACGTTCTGCTTTCGCTGCCATGGTGGGGTCTGTATCGTACAGCGTGTCCCAGTCTGGCTCTCTTTCTGCCGGTTGCTCCAGCCGTTGCTGCAATGCAGGCAATAGCTGGGCGTATTGCGCCCGCTCACGCTCAAGCTCAGAATACTGTGCCTCATACTGCTTTCGAGTTTCGGCAAGCTCCTGTGTCTTTCGCGTATAATCTTTCTGTCTCAGGTTTCCGCGTCGTAACTCTTCGACTGTAATCTCTTCGCCGTCTACTTCGACTAATGCGCCAAGTATGTCAAAGGATTGGTCGTCCTGTTCTTCAGCTTCCGCTTCAACTTCAAGTTCGCCTTCAGAATATTCTTCATATGAAGCGTCATCGTCCGACATTTCGGCGTCCTCGACCTGTTCAGTCGGCTCAGCCTCAAGCGCCTCAGTGGTCGTCGCAGTGTCCTCTTCGGGGGCGATCATAGCCCTGATGGCATTTTGTGCAGTGTTCAGATCAATCCCAAGTGGTGACGGGGTGTTGGCTTCTGACATCGTTGTCTCCTATTATGCATCTACTTAACCTTTTTTTCAATAGATGCGTTATCTACCATGGCACGAAGAGCCTGACGCACTGTCTCGACCCCTCGCAGTTTCATGTAGATGCCTTCCCGTACTTCCCCGTCTCCCATTGCTGTAGCTTCAAACTCGACCCAGCAATCCTGCTTGATCTCATCCAAAAAACGGCTGAGATCAGTATCGCGCAAAAGACGATCAGCCGCGTGGCCGTCGTCAATAATTTGCTGCTTGGACTTAATCATCAATAGACCCCTTGATAACGTCCGCTTGCGCTCTCATGACTTCGCGGTTAATTGCCAAGTCTGAGCGGATCTTCTCGACGTTGAGTTGCGTGCCGTATTTAGCCTTCATCTCTTCCGCTTTTACAAAGAGCTCGGCGTCGAGCTCGTCGCGCTTGCGGTCGTCTTCCATGATCATCTTCTCACGCTCAAGCTGCAACTCTGCCGCCTTCTTCTGTATGTCGGCTTGTATCTGTTGGATTTGAACGGCGATAAGTTGCTCGTTGATGTCCGGCTTTTCCTCTTGCTGCGGAGGCTGGAACTGCGCCGGATCTGACCAGAACTGAGATACATCCTTAAAGCCGGCGAGCTCCGTCATTGCCTTGAGCGTATTGGATAGTTTCGCCATATCGGTGAGCGGATTGATTGGCCCCATAGTGGACATTGCCTCTTTCTGCATTTCCGCAATCTGGCGCAGCATCATCATGCGCTCGGTATCGGTGCCGCGGCCAAGTGCGACGTTGATGCTGACATCCATGTCGGCGTTCCAAACGCGCGGATCAATCGGCACAAACTCATTTGACAGCCGAACCATACGTGGCCGGTCTTGATGCGTTGTGATTAGGTGAAGCACGATCTTGTATAACTGCTTCATGCCAGTTTCCGCAAAGATCCGCGCAATAAGCTCTATGTGTTGCTGAGCGGCGCTGACAGTGGCCTGTACAGCCGACGCGGTAGATGACTGCAAGGCGCCGGCGTCCAAGCCCGCAGACGCCTTTGAGATGCCCGTGCGGGCTTCTTTGATCTCGTCCATGTATTGAAGAACAGGAAATGCCTGTTGGCCAACGAATGGCATGGACATTGGCTGCACTTGGCCGGCTGCGCGCTGCCGGATGATGGCGCCAACCTCGTTGTTCATAACGTCTTCGATGTTGACCATGCCCTCGACGATTGCAACTCTAGGGTGAATTGACATTGCCAAGCTATCTAATGTGTTGCGCATGATCGAAGACTTGATCCGCTGGATGTCCATCACCGCATCAGCGGTGGACATGCCATAGAAGTCGTGTGCCTCTGGGTCTGGGCAGAACGTCGCAAACGGAACTATCGCGCACGGCTCGTTCATAAGGATCTTGTTGCCGTCGCCGGCGGTGCAAATTTTGCGCAACTCCGCGATGCCGTCTTGGTCGTAATCAACTTTGATGTAGTTTTCGACGTAAAGCACCTTCTTCATCGCGGGATCGTGGCGCTCGTTCATCTCGTTATTCAGCGCGCGGTTTCGCGTGGTGCGCTCAATATTCGTCGCCATGTCTTCATGCGCCGAAGACATTTTTACAACCTCGTCGTAGTCGTAGCCCATCGCCACAAGCTCGGAGACGGTCAAAATGCGCCGGTGCGCAACGTAATCGGCGTCTTCAAGGGACTTCGCCTCGCGCGATATAAGGAACTCTTCGGGCGGCACCGCTTCCAGCTTCACGCGGCCATCAGGATGCGTATATGTTACGCGAACCGCGTGCATCATTGGAGCGGGTAACATCTCGCCGGTCATGGGGTCAAAGCTGGGCTCGCCAAACGGCTCGGAGGCGACGATGTCAATTTCCGCCGCTGGATCTGACATCAACGCCGCCAGAGCGTTATCGTCGAGCCCCGTGAGGTCGTGTGTCTCGAATTTCGTCTGATCGTCCCAATAACACTTTAGCACGCCCACCTTGCGGATCAGCGCGTCCTTGAACGCGGCGTGCGTGTGCAAGAAGCCGTTGTTGTCACGGTTGATGATGTAATTTGCATACTCGGTCGCCTGCTTGGCCGCGGCAACGTCTTCCGGCCCCTGCGGCGCGTATTCCACCGTGCGGTCGGTGCTATGAAATATCCGCATCAGCGACGGCATGATAGCCTGTACGGTATCCCGTACATCCATGCTGACCACTTGGCTGCGGCCCTCTTCCTCATCACCAAACGGGTCGCCGCGATAATACTCGGTCGCCGTGGCGCGATATGGCGATACCCAGTTGTCGGAGTAGTCAATCGCGTCTTCGATTTCCTTGCCGACGATGCCTTGTAACTCGTCGTCACCCATTACGTTTGGTTCGAGCTCTTCTTCGAGGGCGCTCATGATTTGGTTGATTTCGTTCTGTATCACTGCCCTTGCCTTTCCAAATAGCTCATAATGTTTTCTAGTATCTCAGGCGTTATTCTCTGCACCGGCATAATAGTCTTAATGGCATGAGACATGTTTGCCTCTGTAAGTGGTAGCCCGCGCTTGTCAAGTAAACCTTCACGCGGCTTATATACGTCTCTAAATATAAGCCTTTGGGGTACGGGCGGAAGTGAACCAGTATAATCACCTTTTATCTGAGTGTTATACGTTGAGTGCGGCACTCTAGCCGCTAATATATTGCCTTTAGAGACATTTTGAAGAAGTGGTTCGCTTGTGTCGATTTTAGAAACGCCTAAACCAAACATGCCAGAACCAAGATCTCTTTGGGTTGGATCTGTAACAGCATATCGCCCCTGCGCTGGGGATGGTAAGCCTTCGGCTTGCATGGGGTTGCTGTCCATAAGTCTGATAAAGGCTTTTCTTTTTGGCGAACTAGTATTAACGACCCACTCGCGCAATTTTGGAGAGCGTAACCCCACAAAGTCTGGGTCAACAAGGCTTCTCATAGTATCGTTAAATTTTTTAGTCGCTTCTTTGCTGATCTTTGATCCCTTAACAAGCTCCGCCATAGTGGCGCCGGTAAATGTGGCAAAATCGTTTGCGTCAGGCGCCATGCTGCCAGTCACGCCATAAACGTCTTCGCCACCTGTGTCTCTTTGTGCTTTTGTTGCTTCGTCCTCAATGCGAGTAATGATATTTTTATTAGACGCCCATATTGCTCTGTCCTGTTGAGCCGCTGGCCCAACCATAAAGTCTACACCGCCTTCAGTATAAACAGGATCGTCAAACTTAATATCGTCAACGCCTTCAATAAGTAGCCCGCGAGACGTTCTGTCTCCATAAAACGGAAGAATAAGTTTATTTTCCATATCTTCCCAAGATATGGGGTTGCGCGGTAAATTTTCGCCGGTATCTGTAAACTTAACGTCAGTATCCGATAAAAACTTTCTCATTTTTGTATTTTGGTAACCAATAGGGTCTAGCTCTGCCTTTAAGGCTTTATTGGGGTCTTTATTTGAAACGGCGGCGAGAATACCGGCGCTTTTGGAGGTATTGGCCGCCATAATTGATGGGTCGTAAGCATCATTAAATTGAGCAAACCTGCTTCTAATAACTTCGGGATCTCCAGCGGTACGCTCCACAAGCATAATGTTGCTTATGTTTTCTGGCGTGTATTTAAAGTCTTTAGCAAAAGTTTCGCTTGGCTTCACCCCTTCGATCATATTCACGTATGGGATGTTGGTGTACCCCTTATCGGTCAACTCTTGCTTGAAGACTTTTAACCCCTCTTCAAGATCCAACCCGCGCGCGTCAGCAAAGGCGTTCATAGCCTCGCGGACACCATCTTCAGAAAGTACAGTCTCTCCGTCAATTTCAAAGCTACGGGACGATATAGATGGATCGATGTCTATGCCGAACTCTTCAAAGTCTTTTATGGTAAATGGCTTTTCCGCTCTCATTTTAAGCGGCAGTGTGACGCCGCTGCTAGGCGGATCAGAAGAATAGATCCAACTCTCTTTGAGATCCTTGGCATTTCTACCGTGTCTTGCGTAAAACCTGTCCTCCGCCTGCCTTGGCGTGCCAACGTGAACGCCCAGACGATCAAACCGCGCACCCTCTGGGGGTGGCATGAGCTTGTCGCCTATCATCTCGTTGCTCTTCATATAGTGATAAGCGTCACCATATGAGATGTCTTCGCTGGAGCGACGTGGAGCAAGTTTCATAGCACTTTTTGGCGCTGAAACTTTAGCACTAGGCGCTGCAACCGCAGAAAGCGCAGCCGTGCCAAGCGCCTCGCTCTGCATATCCTCCGCTGGAATTAGCCCGCGCGCCGCCATAGACGGAGCATCAAAAGCCTTTGCTGTTGGCGTGAGTATGCCTCTAAGAAACGGAGTAATGCCTTCAAACTTGACCGTACTTCCGCCGTAGCTGCCGATGTCTTTTGAGAGCAATCCGCCAAAAACTGGCCGGCGACCTTGCTCTTGAAGTCGAGATAAATAATTTCTTTGCGCGTCATATAAAGAAGCAAACGGGCTTGCTTCTTCTCTCAATAAACGCATTTCCTCTGCGCTGGTAAGGGAGTTTTCAGCCCTTATCCGGTCAAGCACACCCATCTAACACTTCCATCTTCTACGTGCCGCCTTGCCGCGCTCGCCCGTCCAACCGCTGGAACGTGCGCAGAACGACTTCTTGCGCGCCGCGTCCTTCTTGGTCTTCGGGTTTGGCGCAGGCGCTTTTAAGTTTGAGCCAGTCGCGCGGTTGTACTTCGCCCTGCCCTTCGCGGTCAATCCTCCGCCCTGTTTGACGGATAGCTTCTCGCCGCGACCTACTGAGAGGCTTGGGCCAGATTTACGCTTACGCTTTTTTTCTGCCATCTTTTTTTGGTTTCCAACTTATTCTTGCCGGTCCAGTTTTCTTTTTAGCCATTTTTTTAGCTGTCTCACTACTCGCTTGGCTTTTAGGACGACAAGCCGGATAAGACTTGCGCTTGTCTTTAGGCCCAGATCTACCGCACTTCTTGCCCGTTTTAACATCTCGCCAGTCTTCCTTAAACCACTTCGTCAATCCGCCGCGCGTCTTAGCCATACGTGCCACCGCGCTTCTTATACTCGCGCACAAGCCACGCATTTGCGTATGCGCTGGGGTACACGTCAAACTTCTTCTTCGCCGCCGCCTTCACACGCGCGTAGAGCGCGGGGTTCTTTGGCTTTGGTCCGCTCGTCTTCTTTTTCGTCGCCATCTATGCCTCTTCGTCCCAACTTATGCACTGCCAATCGACAGGCGTGTAAGCTGGAAATATCTGTATCGCGTAATCAAAGCCAGCGCGTATACTGGCAACGCATTGATCCTCACTCGGCAACACCGGCCCGCCAAACGCAAAGCACTGTGCGGAGGTATTACAAAGCATCAGGACCGCGGTCCACATTATTTCTTTTTCATGCGGCGCTTGGTGGTGGTGCCATATTGCACCTTCTTGCCGCTTTTTGCCGCTGCCTTCTTGGCCGCTGCCTTCCCTTTTTTCGTGTATGCGTAATGCTTCCCCGCAACCATAGGCATATGTCGTCTCCTTGTGCAACTCACACACATAATACAGGAATTTCGCGTAAAATAAACCCCGCGCGGGCGTCGAGCATACCCGCGCGGGGGAGACGTGAAGGGAAACACGTCGTCTGCGGCCATGGGGAGGAACGCCGCTGCCAAAAGAGTACCACAGAGTTTGCGAAAAACTAAGTGGACTTTTTCGCAAACTTTTTTTTGTTTTAGGGTTCGACTAAAAAGCAAAAGAGACCCTAAGGGGTCTCTTATGTCAGCCTCCATAGCGAAGACTTCGTAGGCTCGGCCTACCTCCAACCTAGGGTCTTTAAGCTGAGAATGCAACAAAAAACAGCATTATAACAGATGGAGAAAGAGTACCACAGAGTTTGCGAAAAACTAAGTGGACTTTTTCGCAAACTTTTTTCGTTTTTCGCAAACTTTTTTCGTTTTAGGGGTTGCAATCTGTATCTGTTAACACTATGTTAACAATATAACAGATGGAGAAAGACATGAAAAACTACGCAAATCTTTACGGATACTCAGATGTTCGGCCATATGAAGTTGTTCGCGTTGTATCAGAAAAAACAATCGATGTTCGTCCAATGAATGTTGATAAAGATCCAAACTGGAAACCTGAGATCATCGCCGGTGGCTTTGCTGGCCATTGCATAAACCAACATGAGCAGACTTGGATTATCACCAGCGACGAAGAAGCGAAAACAATTCGCATCCGTTACAGCGCCAAGAGAGGTTGCTTTCAAAATAAATACGGCGACCGTTTTAAATTGGCCGATCAGCCACGTTACTATTACGACTACAACTTTTAACCAGCGGGGGCTTCGGCCCCCCACAACGCCTTGGAGGGCAGTATGACTACAGCAACTTTCATCTACAACGACGGCGGACGCAAGGACGCAGGTTACAAAGGCACCGCGGGAGACTGCGCCGCACGGGCGATGGCCATCGCGCTGGAGATCCCATACAAGCAGGCATACGATGAACTCGCCAGAGCGCATCGCGCACGCACTGGTCAAAAGACCGCGCGCAAAGGCATCTACAAAGATGACTTTGAAACAGTGCTCGCGCGCTACGGATGGGTATGGCGCCCAGCGCCAAAGCTCGACGGGCGCAAAGCGCGATGCGGCGACATGCCAAAGGGCAAAGTCATCGCGCGCATGGCGCGCCACTACGCGGCCGTCATTGACGGCGTCGTGCACGATAGCTGGGATAGCACCGATAAAATGATTTATGGCTATTGGTGCGCAGCCTAATTCGGCACCTCGGTGAGCCAAGTCGTCAATATGTACTTGGCTTGCTTTCCCAACGGGGGATTGCCGCGGTGCGTATACGTCCAGTCAGCCGGCCAAATGAGGGCTCTGTTCCTCTTTGGCTTTATGCGTTTGGATTGATACAAAAACTCAGTCTCACCCCCCTCGTCCACGTCGTTCAGGTAAAGCTGCACCACAAGCTGCCTCTGAGGCACCGGCTCAAAACCCTCGCAATGCCACGAATGAAACCCGCCGCTGGGTTTAACGCGCTTCATCTTAACCAGCATTGCCGTCATGCGGGGCTGCTTTAATATATTAAACTTATCGACATACAGCGGATACATCTCCTCCCACAAAATCTTGTAAAAGTAGCTCGCAAAATTATCTGGCATACGCTGAACAAGGGCCGGATCATTAAAAAACACCTCGTCCATGTCACGATCCAGCTTATCGTCCGACGACGGCTGCGCCATGCCATCGCGGTCGCACTTCTCAAAGAAGTTAATGACAGCGTCTATGTAGCTCTCGTCAAAAAAATTATCGTATATCCCGATAAACTCATCAATCGTGTAACGCTTCTGCACTTCCTCTGACATTATGCCCTCCTATACAACGCTCAAACCACGACGCAGCGGCCGGTTCCACGAACCGGCTGAGCTCGTTCCAAACGCCATGGTCGTGTGATCATTCGCCAGCGACAACGCCACCGCATCCGCCCTGTCAGGCGACGCAACGCCGCGCTTCTTCATGCTATCCTTGCTCTCGACTTGCAGCTTACCCGCGCTGGTAAAGTGGTACCGCGGCGCCGCAAGCTCCGCATACAACGCATCGTCGCGCGGCAATGACACGTCCATGCCTTCGAGATACATCTTCATCTTAAACCAGATCTCCGCGCGCAAGTTCAAATACGTGTCCTTCGCCATGGCGCGCTCCGACACGTTCAAGCCACGCGCCGGCAAGCCAAGCTCGCGCAAGCGGTCGAGCACCCCAGCGCCAAAGCCATTACTATCCACGATGATCTCCGCCGGTCGCTTACTCGGCGGCATGGCGTCATACTCCGCCTTCACGGCGCCCGTAAGCTGCATCAGGTCCAAGTTACGCCACACAGTCAACGGATGTATCACCGGCCCCTGACGCTTCGCAAGCACGCTGGCATCGCCGCCCTGACGCGCGACGTCCAAGCCCCATATGGCAATCGTGTCCTCATGCACCTTGATGTCATTGGCCATGGCATGCTCAATAAGCGAAACAGGTATCACCGTGTCCTCTTCGGACGGGGGGAAGTTGCCCAATACGCGCACATGATAGGCGGGGCTATCCTCACCGTAGCGACGCTTCATATCCTCCACGAAATCCTCGCTCACGCGCGGGCTATCCACGCAAGACACATGCATCGTGTACCAGTCGTCACGCAGGCGATTGTGCGTGTCATAAAAGAAACCCGTATTCCGCGTGGGGTTGCCGGTCAGGATCGTCGTCGCAGAGTGGCCAGACATACTGCCAGACGCGGCCTCGAAGACGCTGGAGGGGATACCGCTGGCCTCGTCGGCAATCAAGAGCACCGAAGGCGAGTGCACCCCAGCGAGCGCCTCCGGCTGTTCCGCGCGCGACGTGCGGCACGATATAAACGTGCTCTCTGGGTGGCTCTTCAACTCAATGCGGTCAGACTTGAGCTCCAGTAAATTGTTAAAGGGCGGCTTCAGCCGCTTGGCGACATTTTTCATCTCAGCGAAGCAGGCGTCGAAAAGCTGGGACGACGTGGGGGCGGTCACAACGGTCTTGCTCGGCACGCGCATCAGAACGTGCCATACAGCCGCCAAAGCGACCGCCGTGGACTTCCCGACGCCGTGGCCAGAACGGACGCTGACACGCCGTATCGCGGGGGCTGCGACGGCGTCGAGGAGCTCAACTTGCCACTCGTCCGGCTCAATGCCGGCGACCTCGCGGGCGAAGGCGACGGGGTCGTCGCGGTAGCGCGCCATTAACTTGATAAACGGGTTTTCTTGGGGCTGGGTCATGTTAACACCTGTTTACGGAAAAAGGGGGCGGGGAGGCGTGGGGAGGTCCTTTGCATTTGCACCGGCCCGCGCTGAGCGAAGGGGGGGTCAAAAACGCGCTTTTTCTGCGCCGCAGCACGAAAATCGGCCAAAATTAACATAATACCGCGCAAAAGGCCGATAATACGTATTATGTTAAATGCAGATCGTTTAAAATCAATCACTTAGCAGATCCACTCCGTTGCTGCGCCTGCACTCTCGCCTTAAAGGTGAATTTTGCGTTGACTTTTGCTGCATCTGCGAGCACGCGCGCGCCCGCGTGTGTGAGTGCGTTCCGATGCGTGTTTTCGCGCTCAATCGTCATCCTCGAACACTTCGCCCTCTATCACGTCACCAAGCAACTGCGCAGCCTGCGCGTGCAAGTCGTTGACGCTGATGTTGATTGCCACGTCACGTTGCCGCGTATCGTACTGCGCGTTCAGTTTGCTCGCCATCCACTTGTCCGTATCCACTTGCAAGCGCGCCACGTTGACGTTGTCACGCTCAGCAAGCTGCGCCGTCTCCAGCGCACGCTCAGCGTAAAAGTGACCAGCCTCAAGTTGCGCAGCCTGATAGCGTCCACGCCGCCCGTCACTTGCGTCAAGCCACTTCGCCCACAACTTGTGACCTATGTTGAACTCACGCTTGATCGATGCCAGCGACACGCCGCTTGCGATGCGCTCGAAGATCTCGTCCTCTCCGAGCTTTTCCAACGCCATGATCTTTGCCTTGCCTACCTCACCCACCACTGACCATCTCCCCTGCCAGCGCAGCGTATCCGCACATGTCGATCCAGTTATCCATCTTCTGCGGTGACGCGCGTGACCTGCTTACCTTCAGCAACACCATCATCGCGCAGACGTCCGCCTCGCTGACAGGCTGTCCGAGGTAAGTTGACCACATGGTCGCAATCCTTCCAAAGCTCTCCTTCGCCTCGCCGTAGTCGTTGTTGCGATCATGCGTCGTGATGTCTGCCGCCGCATCAAGTAAATCTGTCCTGTACATCTATCTCTCCTTCACCATGGTATCTCGTCATTGATGTCACGGCTATACTCTTCGCCGTTACGAATTATACTCTTCACATGCGCTTTCGGGAAGGCACTGAATGCCTCGTCCAGAAAGCTCGCGCTAAAGTCAGCGCACAATACCCTCGCCGCGTCGCTGAAGCTGTACACGATCCACTCTGGATACTTCTGCCGCAGCGACGCCCAACCGTCGAGCGCGATGCATACGATGCGCCCGTCGTCCATCTCCATGCAGTATGCATCCTCATGCAGCGGATGATGCCCCGCGTCCAGCGCAGCCTTCTCCAGCACGTCCCACGCACGCAGCAACTGCGTTGCGATGTCATGCGTCCGCTTCACGTCGTTTGCGTCTACCGCTTCACCCAGCGCCTCGTATGCCGCCTCAAAGCGGCCAGCGAGATCCGGCGCCACAAGTGACGGCAACCTGTCGCCCCACTTGCTCTGCTTCTCCCGCGCCTTCTCGTCGAGCGGTTTAAGCTGACCCCAGACTGCCGCCTTAATGACCTGCGCCTGATCGTCCACCCGCCCCATTGCGTCCCGCCCCCTCTGCTTTGCTTGCGTAGCGGTGACCCTTTTCTTTCTGATAGCCATGGTAATGATCCTCCTCCTTCCACAGTTCGTTTCCACCTAGTCCACAGTTACCACCACAGTTACGTATATATACGTAACAACTGTGGTGGAACTAAAAGTGGCCTCTTTTACCACACTTCCGCAGTCTTCCACAGTTCAACTGTGGTAACTGTGGAACGTCCCCTTCAGTGCTCCATCTCATCTTTGGCCCACTTCATTTGCTCCAGCATGGCATCCCCCAGCAACGCCGCCTGCATGACGATGTCCTTGCACATTTCCAGAGTGAGCTCCGCCTGCTTCCGCCCGTACTGATCAAAGTTTGACGGCAGATGCGCATGCGTCCACATGATGCGCGCCATCCCGTCCTCCTCGTCCCACACGATCTTACCGATCAGCGGCGCGCTCTCAAGACGCTCCATGTCCGGCTCTTCCACGCTGACATCCATCACCCTATCTCCGTTCCACTGATCCACTCACCCACGACGACGCACTGCACGTCGCGCCCCGCTCGTTTGTCCGGCCATTCCTCCACGCTGAGCACGTTTGTCTCGACCCACTTAGCAAGGATTGCCTTGGCCCGCGCCTTTTCGTTTTTCTTTGTCACGTCGAGATCAAGTTGTATCGCCACCGCGTTGCCCGCCCAATGCTTGGCGCGTGCATCCAGCCGGTACGGCTCCTCCCGCGACGCCGCAGCCCCGATCAGGCGCTGCACCTCTTGCGCGTCTCTGGCGCTTACACCGTCGAATAAGTCGGGCATTTTAAACGGAATGCACACGCCCACATATTCCCCGTTTGGCAACTCCACGCCGTGCATACGTCGATACAGAGCCTTCGCCGCCGGCGGCGCCAAGTTGGACTTGCCGTCGTCCACGCGAAATATGCCGAGGCTTTCGAGCTCGTTCACGCCCAGCTTCAGCGCATCTTCTTGGCTGACCTTATTGATGATGCGCGCCGCACGCGCCGCCCCGATCAGCGAGCCTGCGCCGCGGACGCTGTCGATTGTTGCGTCTTCGCCATTTGACTTGCGTATGTGATGCGTTAGCACCACCGCCGCGTCGGTCTGGTCCGCGATCCACCGCGCCTGCGCCACGGCTGCGTTCATGGCGACGTTATCGTTTTCGTTGATGTCGTTGAACCCGACCCACGGGTCCAGCATGACCAAGCCGATTTTGTTTTGCTTGATCCGCTCAATCATTTTCTCGGCAAGCTGGTCATTCGTAACGATACCGTCGCGCGTTTGCTTGGCAAATTGTATCATCAGGTCACGCCCCGCGTCCAAGAAGAGGCGCCCGCGCAGTTCCTCCGGCTTGATGTTGTAGTGGATCATGATTGCCGCGAACCGTCGCTGCATTTCCTCGTAGGGATCTTCCCCGTTGATCACCCACACGTTCACCTGTTCGTGCACCGGCTCCTCTAGCAGCGGACGGCAGAGGCATATGCTTGTCGCCTCCACGTTCTGCATGGACGTCTTGCCGGCGCCGCCTTGAGATGCCACGACGCTGACGTATCCGCGGATGTAGTGCGCGCCGTAGATCCAACGCCGGCGTGGGATGCTGGCCGGATCGACTGGCTCGTATGGCGTCGGCCAGTTCATCTCCGCCTCCGCCGCCTCTTGCCGCACTTGCTCGACCGGCTTGGCCAAGGATAGCGCCTCCCGCAGCTTCTGTTCACCGGCTTCGCGCAGGTAGTCGTTTGCGTCTGTGACGTTTTCCACGCCGAGCTCGTTGAAGCGCACGACGTAAACCGACGTGCTTCCGTCGCCGCGGATCACGTCGGCCACCTTGTCCACGTCAAGGTCAGGGTCCGCGCAGATCGTCACGTCGGACGCCCGTGGCGCGTTGTAAGTGGCCATGCCTGCCTTGCCGAAGGTGCACACGATTGTCGCCTCCGCATGCCCCTGCACCGCCTGCCGCACGCTGAGCGCATCCTCTGGCCCCTCGACCAAGATGATGGCGCCCCCGTCGTGCTCGTCGCCGATCCTCATTGAGTTGCCGGCGATGACGCCGCGGGAGTATTTCGTGATGCCTCTGTGCTCGCGCTTGTTTCCCTCCGCCGTGATGAGCACCGCCTGTATGCCCTGCACCTCGCCGGCTTCATCCAGCGCGGGAAAGAGTATCGCCGGCCCGTCGTATACGTTTGGGCTGAACCTTGCGGCGCCCACCGCGGCAGACGCGCGCAAGCCGCGATTGTTTAGGTAAAGTAATGCAGGACGCACTGCGTCCTTACTTTCTCTGGAAATCGGGACACCGCCCTCCCACGCCTTGCGCGCCTTGTCGATCTTGTCCTTGCGTGTTTCCTCGTCGCGTGTCAGCATTTCCTTGCTGGCCAGCTTACCTATGAGCCGGTCAAATTCGCTGGCCGTGAATGGCTTTGCGTCGCTGTCTTCGAGCACCTTGGGGTTTTCCCCGCCGCGCTTGAAGCCGCTGCCGATTGTGGCTTTGATTTCGATGTCGTGCAGCCCGACCTGCTTTGCCGCTGCGTGCAGATCTATGATGGCCGCGTCTATGTTTGACGGCGCCAAGTGCGCGTGACGCCCCAGCGTGTACGCCGCCTTGTTGAGCGTCTCGTTGCGCCCGCCTTTTATAGTTGTGAGCATTTCGCTGACAGTGCTTTCATGCACCTTACTGAAGTATGCCTCGCTCATTCTTCTCTCTCCGTTGGCTGTTTATACGACGTGGGACATCTCCTTCGAGCACATGTCCCACGCCGCCCTGCCTTACCTAAAAGCCAAAGTTATCGTCGCTGGACGCTGGCGCCGCTGGTGCGGGTGCCGGCGCTGCCGCAGGCGCAGGCGCTGCGACGGGCTCGCCTGACGGCTTGTTGATCCAAGTGCGGATGTTGAAGCCGACGTCGTATGACGTACCCTTTCCGACGACGACAGGCGTGGAGCTTGTGACCTGAACCACCGGCACCTTGCCCTGCGTAAACTCTGGCGCTTCCTCCGCCTTGTTGTACAGCTTGGCGATAAACTGGCCCAAGCCAAAGCTGTTGCCGCTCATGGACGCCTCGCGCCCGTCACTGAGCCAGCATTTGACCTCGAAGCCGTTCTTATGACTGTCGCTTGGTCTGGCGATTTGCTGGCTTGGGCTTGGCCATGGCACCCAATCGCGGACACCTACGTCGATATGCAGCCACCCGAACACAACCTCCTTGATGTCGATGGCGAAGCCGCGGTCCATATCGATGGCGACGTCAACGCCGTCGTCCTTATAGTACCAGCGGTTTTGCGGCAGGTTTGAGCGGATGAAAAGCTCGCCGCCCGTGTTGTCACTTCCGAAAGATATTGGCATGTTTGTCTCCTTGACTAAGTTGCCTCTGAAAATTTGAACGCATAGGGCGGGATTTGCAGCGTCTGTAGTTCGCCGTAATCATAACCCCACACGCCCGTGTGTTGCGCCGTGGCATACGCCGCCAGCGCGTACTCGACCGCATGATGCCCTTCCTCAAGGGACAAGAGGTCCAGTTCGTATACGCCCACCTTGTAGGGCGCTTTCTTTTGCACCGCGATAAAGATGAAGCGGTCTATTTCGTGGCCGTCGAAGGCCATGCATCTGCGGTAAAATTGATCCTGTATGTGGTAGCCAAAGTTCGCCGCCTGCTTCGCAAAGCCCGCCGGTGAGCTATCGACGGTCGTCTTGACGTCGATCAGCGCCGCGATGTCTTTACGCCATGCGTCTGGGCGGCAGCGCATGTTGACGTTGGTGTTTGCGTCGATTGCAAACACGCTGGCTTCGCAGACCAAGTCGCCGCTGAGCAACGCCGCCGCCGCGGCATTTGCACGCACGGCGTCCGCCATATTCTTGGCCAAGGCGTAATCGCTTTCGGTCAACAGTATTGCGCCCGCCGCGTCCGCTTCGTCCTTGGCTTCGGTCCACGCCTTGCCCCTGCGCGTTTCGGGTCCGCACCATACGCTGTTGCTGCGATGCGGCTCCAAGATCAGCGTGTGCGTGGCGGTGCCTACGTCAAATGCCGCGCTTGGCTGGTACTCGCCGTACTTAAAGTCGGCAAGACTTTCCATGGCGATCTTCTTGGCGCCTGACGCGCTCAGCGATGGGTCGAGGTGATACTCCTCGTTTGACATATCATAAATTACGGTCACTGCGTTCCTCCTCCGTAGAGCGCGATAAGCAGAGCCTCCGCGCGGTGTTCATCCTTCTTGCGCTTTA